AAGCTAAGAAGGCTGAACGTGCAAAAAGAGTAAAAGCATCTGAAGCTGCTAAAGCTCAACGAGCAAAACAAAGAGCAGCTCAAGCTAAGAAGGCTGAACGTGCAAATAGAGTAAAGGCAGCTGAAGCTAAGAAGGCTGAACGTGCAAAAAGAGTAAAAGCATCTGAAGCTAAGAAGGCTGAACGTGCAAAAAGAGTAAAAGCATCTGAAGCTGCTAAAGCTCAACGAGCAAAACAAAGAGCAGCAGCAGCAGCTAAAAAAAGAACTACTGTTACTAACACGACTACAAATACAATTAAAAACGATGTTAAACAGAATGTAGGCAATAAGGGAAATACCACAACAACGATTGGAGATAAAAATACTATTACAAATTCCGAGATTGGCAACGATAATAGTAAGAACCAAGGCAATATTAGTATTTCAAATAAAATAGATTCCAAGCAAAAAACATCAACAGCAGAACGAAGAGCATATGCTGAAGCTAAGAAGGCTGAACGTGCAAAAAGAGTAAAGGCATCTGAAGCTAAGAAAGCTGAACGTGCAAAAAGAGTAAAGGCATCTGAAGCTAAGAAGGCTGAACGTGCAAAAAGAGTAAAGGCAGCTCAAGCTAAGAAGGCTGAACGTGCAAAAAGAGTAAAAGCATCTGAAGCTGCTAAAGCTCAACGAGCAAAACAAAGAGCAGCTCAAGCTAAGAAGGCTGAACGTGCAAATAGAGTAAAGGCAGCTGAAGCTAAGAAGGCTGAACGTGCAAAAAGAGTAAAAGCATCTGAAGCTAAGAAGGCTGAACGTGCAAAAAGAGTAAAAGCATCTGAAGCTGCTAAAGCTCAACGAGCAAAACAAAGAGCAGCAGCAGCAGCTAAAAAAAGAACTACTGTTACTAACACGACTACAAATACAATTAAAAACGATGTTAAACAGAATGTAGGCAATAAGGGAAATACCACAACAACGATTGGAGATAAAAATACTATTTCAAATTCTAAGATTGCCAACGATAGTAGTGAGAACAAAGGCAGTATTAATGTTGCTAATACAGTAGATCCCAAAGCTAAAGCAGACGCAGCTAAAGACAAAAAAGATAAAACAAATACCTATATTAATAATTTAAGAGAAAATTATACTAATACCGTATCTAACAACGCAAAACAAAAAGTAGGTAACAAAGGAAATTCATCGACATTTATTGGAAACGGGAACACGATCGATGGCTCAAGCATCGGTAATAATTATAGTCTTAACTTAGGCAGAACCAAGATTGCAAATAGATTTAAGACGTAGGTATAATAAGAGATAATAGGTTTCTTATTCTGATGTCCAAAGAATCTTTAGCAGACATTGCGTCTAGGTATGGTCAATACAGCACTTTTGGGCACAAAGATTATGAGATGGCACAAAAAGCCGGATATTCCGATAAGGATATTAAAAGCTATTTAGATGAAGATATCAGTCGATTACATGCTGATAATCGACGTGGAGGAAGTGCTGGACTTTATGATGAAATATTAGGTAAGACTGTTGATCTCAGTAAGAAAGTTGATATAGATCGTGGGCCGTCAGCAAGTTCAATGGCAAAAGAAAAAGCAGAAGCCAGAGTGAAAGCAGTACCTAAGGAAGAGGGAATTGATACTGAGCCAATAGCTAATAATATTAACTTTAACCCAGGAGGTGTTGACATGGGTGATGATGATGATGACGAGTTGATTCGTTCTATTGCAAAAGAGCGTGCACAGGCATTTACTAATCGTGATCTCAGCATTACTAATACGATCACTAACGATGTCGAACAGAACATTGGAAACAAAGGAGATTTAATAACAACCATTGGTGATGGAAACACCATTACTGGTTCGAAAATTGGTAACGACTATAGTTTAAGCTTAGGGAGTTTGAACATTGGCAATAAAATTACTTAAGGAGTTATTATGTCTTTCAAAAGTAGCGCTAGTGGTGTGAATATGGATAAGTTGAAGCATAACTTCAAGAACTACCAATATAAGGGTTCTGATACTAATCCAGATAGGGAACCACCTTCCCAATCTTCTGCACAAGACTTTAAGTCTAGTTATCAAGATAACCTCCAAAAGTATATAAAATCTTCAAGTAATAAAACAAAAACCACAAATAATAATACTGACTATGATATTCCACACCCATTTAGATCTCAAAGCAATTCATCAAAAATTACAAATAATAATACTAACTATGATATTCCACACCCATTAAGATCTCAAAGTAATTCAACAAAAATTACAAATAATAATACTGACAATGATATTCAGCAGAATGTAGGTAACAAAGAGGACATGATCACTAATATCGGAAACCAGAATTCAATTAAGAATTCTACTATCGGAAACGATTACAGTGTAAATATTAGCGGTGTCGGCATGGGCGAAAATGGCGGTAGCAGTAGTGCTTTCAATAATATGCAAAGTCTCGCTGCTTATCAAGCTTTAAACAATAATCAGTTTCAGCGTTCAAAGAGCGAACTTGATGGAACAACTCGCGCAGATCAAGCAATTGATCAAGGAAATAAAGCAACTGGTGCCTATCAACGTGCAGCTAACATCTATAACAGTATGGGAGATTCTCAGAATTATTGGAGTAAGAAAGCAGATGCACAGCAGAATTTTTATTTAGGCGATATTTTTAAAATGAAAGCTCCTGAATTTAAGGGTGGTGGTGTTAATCCATCCGATCCAATGGCTGGTGATAAAACAGAAAGCATTTATAAGGACTTTAGAGATTCAATTGGTAACTAAATTCCCGCTAGACTTATTATGTATATGTAGAAGAAGAAATGTCAAACAATAGTGCAGAGTTTCAGGAAATATTAAACGCTGCAAAAGAAAAGCGTGGAGATCTTCCAGTAGAGACGATGATTGTCTCTTCGCATCTCGCGCAAATGCGTTTATTTATCCTTAGACGTGGTGTTGAGTTTTTCTGCGATCAAGATTCCTATGGTGGACGACGTGAGTTCCTAAAAAAAGTTTATGAGAGCAATATGCTCGAAATGAAACTAGAAAGTATTATTGACTATTTCCTATGTGACGGGCAAGGATTATTTTATTTTAGGCCTTCAGGAGATTCCTACCAAATAATGTATTTCCCTAAGGATAGCTATAGATGCTATCGCGATCAAATGGGTGATATTGAGCATGTAGAAATTATTTATACCTTCGAAGTAAAAGAGCCTAATATGATGGATGCTTATGCAACGCCAGGTAAGCGTGGTGGCCGTAAGAAATACATTCAGCTAAAAGTGTATAAAGACAGAGTCGAACAAACACTCTCCAATGAAAAAATTGAATTTGATAATTCCGCTGGAAGGCTAACAATGCAGCAGCCAGGTCAGACAGAAGTTTTAAGTAATACTTTAGGTTTTATACCTGCTGTTGAGGTATTTAATCATCTGGATTGTACTGGTGAATCTACTGGAACAGGTGAGTTTGATTGGATGGCTAATCAAATATTATTTCATGATGAATTAGTGCGTAACGTCCGTAAGAATATGAAGTTCTTTGGCAATCCAACACTCGTATCAAGTCGGCCTCGACACGATATTTTAGAAAGTGGAGATGAGAACAGCTTTCGCCCAACGATTAGCTCACAAGCTGGTTTTTATGCAATGGATCGGCCCAGTACCAGGGTCAGTCAGCCGGGATTTAGTGCAGGTGCAGATGGTCAAATCAAGGTGCCAAGAGTAATTGCCAACCTTGAGCCAACTGATCGCGTTTCGTACATGACACCTGATGCTGTTAGTGGTGATCAAAATATGTATGTGAAACAATACAGATCAGAAATTCGTCTTGCGCTTGGTGGAGTCGATGATCTCGACTTTAATATGGCATCATCTGCTTATGAAATGAAGTCTCTTTATGGTAGATGTGCTGCAACTGCAGAGAAAAAAGCTAGAGCGCTATTTGAGTATGGCCTCTGCAAGTTATACTCACTCATGATTCAGCATGAAGAATATATGTTTGAGAAATCATTTGCTTCAGCAGTTGGTTTATTAGAACCGGAACCGCCCTTAGAAGAACAGTTTGAAGATCCCCTTGTATTTCAAGCAACACAGGCTTCTTATCTAGAAGCAGCGCAAAAGTTTGCCATTAAAAAGTCACAGATGCTTTCTGCTAGTATTGAGTCAGGTCAAATACCAAATGGGGTTACAGGTTTAATCCCTGATGGCAGCAGCAAAGTCAATTGGCGCTGGACCGGAGAGATTTTTGAAGAAGATTCTCAAGGCATTCTTAATAACAGTATTGTCGTTAGAAACCTTCAAGAATTAGGTGTTGATTCTATTGAAGCACTTAAGTATCTCTTTCCCAGTAAAACTGACGAAGAACGTGCAGCCATGTTGACAGGATTTCCATTCAGGATGGTCCAACAATCTCAACAAGCTTTTAATTCATTTATAGGGATGATTGGACAGTTATATCAACTGCCTCATCCACAAATGCCCAACCAGCCATTAGCGGCTGACCCGAATCTTGATATTACAGGGTTCTTATATAGATCACTCGATTTTTTACGTAAGGAGTTAAGTTACAGTGGAAAGTACAAGCCCGATGATGGCGAGCTCACCCCAAGCAAGCTCAGCGACGCCGACCGTAAGCGCTCCCAGCTTGGTCTCCCAACCAGGGATGAGCGCCCCGTCCAACTACCAGGCAGCCCCTCAGGTGGCTCCAGTGGGTTCAATGGCCTACCAGCCAACGGCGGCCCCGCAGGCTTCGGCGGCCCCGGCAGCAGCAGCCAATCCTTGGCAGGAGGCGTTTCAAGCACTCAGCGCAAGCCTGAATTCACCGCAAGCGTCCCCGGCCCAGGCGTCGTACTCGGCATATCAGACACCGACAGCACAAGCCAGTACCCAGGCCAGTTGGGGCTCACAGCCCCAGCAATGGGCCAGTCAGGCTCAGCAGACCTATTCTCCGCAAGCTTCAACCCAGGCTTATTCGGCCCAGGAGCTCAGCCAAATTCAGCAGTTGGTGGCTCAGCAGCAGTATCAGCAGCAGGCTCAGGCGCAGGCTCAGTATCTAAGTCAAGGCGCAAGCGAAGCAAGTGATTCGTACCTCAGCCAAATCTCTGACGTAAGCCTTGAGGTTCTTGAACACTTCGGCTCAGAAGCTCCCGCACTCCTCAACAACTACGCTTGTGCTGTTGAAGATGCTCTCATCGAACAGGTTGGCCGTAATGGCACAATGAACCTGATGCTTGATTCTGCATCTGAAGAGCGGGCAGCAATGAACATTATGCTGACAGACCCTGATGTACTTGCTGATTACGTCAACGGTTTCTTCGGCGCTAATGGTCCTTACCCAACTCCAACTGCGGCAGAGGCTGCAGCTATTAACGAGTATTTGGTACGTGAACAGTTTGCTAATGAAATTGCACAACAGGAAGAGCGTGGAGTTCCTTCAAACTTCCAGCGTCCAGTAATGGATATGCCTACTCCTGGTCGTCAGCAAAGCGCTGCTAACTCTTTCTGGGGTGACTTCAGTCAGCTGATGGACAACAACCCTGAGAATGCATGGCAGTATCTGTCTGGTGCACCTGCTCAGGCTTTCCAAAGCAAGATGCTCGTTCAAGACTTCTGATAAATAACTGACAGGGGATTACAAATGTAGTCCCCTACAATAGAACTATAGATTGTTGATTGAAAATGGCACAACGTATTACACAGATGCCCCAACAGGCATTACCTGCAACACAGGAATCGTTTATTGGTTCGTCAGTAGAGCGTGGTGTTGGTGCAATGACTCAGCCAAACTCTGGCATGAAGAATCGAGAAGACGGCGGGTTATTCACGAAATTTGAAAATCCTCAGTATCAGCGTAATAAACAGCAGCAGATTCAAGATATTCAGCAAAATGCAATTGCAGCAGCTCCACAACAAGCGGCATCAGCAATGGGTCAAGTTACTAATAATTTGACACAGCAGAGTACCGCGGATTACAAAGCTCAGCTTGTAAAGAATAATACAATTGCCAATATAATGCAATATACTGGCAATAATCAGGCAACTACAAAACTAGGTGAACTGCCAAGAGCTAAAATTGAAAATGCTGTACGAGTAAGTCAAGCAATGGCTTCAAGGCAAGCTGCAGAACTTGGCCAACTCCAAGCTGAAGCTGGTCGTTATCGTCAAGGTTAATATCAATTATCGCTACAATCTTAATAGTCTGATAAGAGAATACCGTGCATGTTCGCAAGGCTGGTGATGAAGTAACACCTGAACTATATCAGAATATCTGGAAACATCTAAAGTCAGATGGTATTCCAGATCAAGCTGCAAATCAAATGGCGGCAGAGATGATTACTCATGATGACTTTGAGGGATCTGTAGAAAAGTATCAAGAATACGAAGACAACTATAAGTCAAAAGGTTTTAACGAGCATGCCGCACAAGCAATGGCAGTAGAAGCTTTAGAAGGTAGAGATGAAAAGCCTGTAGAATCACTTAGATTCGCAAGGATGCGTGATTAAGTATTGACTTAGCTAGAATTTACAGCTATAGTTAATAGATAGGCAAGAATATTATATGTCATCAATCAAGCTTTCAGGTGATTCTGTCCGTTCATATTTAAGAGACATTGGCAGGATTCCACTCTTAGAGCATGAAGAAGAGATACTTCTCGGACGCCAAGTTCAGCGATTAATGGAGATCAAAGAGATTGAAGATGAAATGGCAGTTAAGAGCCAAGATGATTTGGCTAGGATTCTTGGTATCACTACTCTTGACTTGAAGCGTCAGTTAAGAGCAGGAACTAAAGCTAAAGACAAGATGGTCACTGCAAACTTGCGTTTAGTTGTAAGTGTTGCCAAGAAATATACTAAACGCAACATGGAATTGTTAGATATTATTCAAGAGGGAACAATTGGTTTAGTACGTGGTGTTGAGAAGTTTGATCCTAGTCGTGGCTATAAGTTTAGTACCTATGCTTATTGGTGGATCCGTCAAGGCATCACGAGGGCCATTGCGGAGAAATCGCGGGCAATACGCCTACCAATTCACATTACAGAAAACCTCAACAAGCTTAAGAAAGCTCAACGTGAGCTAAGTCAAATCAATGGAGAAATGCCTACAGTATTTCAAATTGCTGATTACTTAGATTATTCTGTCGATGAAATCAAAGATTTAATGTGTAGGTCACGCCAACCTACCTCACTTGAAATAAAGATAGGTGAAAACAGAGATACTGCATTGATTGACCTGCTTGAGGATGAAACACAGCTCCCTGAAATGTTATTGGATCGTCAATCTGTCAAAGAAAATATCCGTGACATCATTGATGAGTTGCCTGAAATGCAAGCAGCTGTTATCAGAATGCGTTATGGAATTGGCGAAGACGTACTTGAGCCCATGTCCATGACTTCTATCGGCCAAGTGCTTAACATGAGTAGAGACCGTGTCCGCACACTAGAAAATAAAGCTCTGCGTTATATCCGTGAATGTCCTGATAGTCTGGTTGAGTATCTTTAATACAATAAAAGAAATAGCACTAATGGCCGATGGATGTCACTAAAGAAATAAATGCTAACTATATTGTTTACGGTGCTAGTGATTACACAGCAGCAAATGGTAATGCTGCATCAAAACAATTAAATTTTAGTATTGGCCCATCCATCTCTCGTCCTGACCAGCAAAATGTCAGTGTGATTCCACATACCTTTAAGTACGAAGGTTCTGTAGGACTCTTTGGTTCAGAAAATTACTTTACCAAAATTCAATTATCAATCGTAGGGGATATAGTAAAATCATGCTTTGAGGAAGAATTTTGGAGCTGTGGAACGCTACGACCGTCCACCCTTATTATTGATAACCAATTTGATGAAGCAATAATAGACTTCAACAGCTTTCCTATTGTTAATCAATACGAAGAGGCGGTTGCAAATTCCGATAGGCTGCCATATTTACCTGGCGGAAGAGGATTCTTAAGTATAGAATTAACCAATCTAAAAACACTTAATGAATTCAAAGATAAAGACTTAGATATTCGCTTATACACAATGGATAAAGAGGAGCACACATTCAATAAAATGTATGTTCAAGTGTACGATCACTTCTATATAGGATTTCATGCAAGAAATACTAGAATCCTAGACTACAATGTGGAGTGTACGATTGGTGCTGAACTAAGATCATACGACTCAATCGCTGATAAGTCACTAATCATGAAGCGAATCAAGTCAGGAAGCTTTTAAGAATCTTCTTCTTCTGCCTCCACTTCTACTTCGGGTTCTGGTTTAACTGTTACTACACGGAATCCTGAAATAGGACTGTCTTTAACAATTACATTGTCAGTAGACACAACACATGTAATACCAGCACTGCCAGAATTAACTTTAGCTGTTACCGATGCTTGATCAATTGGTCCAACAAATTCACCTTCTCCAGTTAAGCTCCACGAATAAACTAGATCAGAAGCTTTACCAGACACTAATGCATTAAAAGTAGAAAGCTCATCAGCATTAACTTTCATTGGCCCACTCACAGTTACTGCACCAATTTCAACTACAACTGTAGGGCGTTGCACTGCATTAACAGGAGTGACTGTCATCGTACGACCCCTGCTGATCTTTGGAAACACGTAATGTTCAATGAGTTGATTATCAAGTGTGAAGAGAGCTCCTCTTGATACACCTTTGAAGTTGCTAAAGGAGAAGTTAAAGGCACCATCATGATCAATCCGAACACTTGAATAAGCACCAGTTTCAACTGCAAGCAATAGGCTTTCACCTGCTGAGGTTACTTTAAAAACAGCACAAGGTACTAATTGTACTTGCCCTGCATTGACTGCCCACCATTTTTTAACAGTAGAGAAATTACCACGCTTTGGCAACTGCAGCTTGAGCTCAGAACCTTTATGATTTTTTACTTCCTTAAAACCCTTGAGCAAGAGACTATCGGCCATCACAAATAATATCGATTTATTCTATTTTAACGGTATCTAGATAATGAATTGTTCAAACATTTGTACAACCCTTATGTCGATAATCATCATTAATAGAAAGCCATTTTAGATTTTGGACGTGATTGTTAAGTTTATTGTTATCAATATGCGTTAGCACACAGCACCCCCTTCGCCTACCAATTGGTGTAGGCGGATTTCCAAGAAAAGCCAGGGCTACAAGAGTATGCACACAAACTTGTTTCTCACCCTTTTGTCCTAATCTTTGCTGAAGCACTAGTTTTCGGTAACCATTTTTTGTAATGCCACCTTTTAATATTCGCTCACGTCCACCTTTTGTACTTTTAATACAGCCGTCACGAGACACATGATATTCAATACAGCATTCAAATCCAGGTAATGTATGCACTGGTATCCACTCTTGAGTATCAATAAATTCACTCATGTTTGGGTATACAGAAAAAGCTGTATATATAAAATATATTTAAACTATAACCTTTATTATTTATATATGTGGCTAAGTCGAAGTCACTTATATAACTATTAGTTTGGAGTTACGATCCTATGTGGATTGATAATGACTTTCCCAAACTTCTTGGTGCAGAACTTTACCGTCCTCATCCTGCCTACATCATTGAGATGGCAGTTGAGCCAGTGGTAGTACACGATTTTTCGAAGCAGCCCGGCCAGACCGTTCAGCTTGATCGTTACCGCTTCTGGGGTAAGCCAGGCACTAAGGAGTCCCGTGAGCGCACAGCCGATCAAACCCTCGGTACAGCCTCCGCACGCAACATCGTCAAAGACAAAGTGTTGGTCACCTTGCGTGAATACACTGGTCCTGCCGATACTCGCGACACCGCACAGCCTTCTACCTTTAAGGTTGCACGTGAAACCCTGATTACTGCTCAGCGTCTGCTGCTTGATACAGGCAACCTCAACGTCTTCCACCAGTCAATCGGAAGTTTGACGCTTTTGGATGACTATCGTCGTTGGCGTGACCGCGTCTTTGCTAATGAACTGCTTAAGGCTGAAGCCGAAGGCAAGTCTTCTAAAGAGCAAGGCGGTTACTACCTTCCTGGTGGCAAAAGTAAGGATGGTTCCGGCGGCACCTTGGGTGTTACCTACGGTGCTGGCGAATCTGCCAAGTTTGACATCACTACTGACCTTCTCGAAGTCGTCAAGGACATGCGTAAGCGCAATGTCCCCACCTTCGCAGATGGTTACTACCGCTGTATCGTTGACCCCACGGCAATGATGCACCTTCGTCAGAATTCTGACTTCCGCGAGATCGCTCGCTACCCCGGCACAGGCATGATCAACCCCATGCAGCCCAACCAGGCACCTAACGCTAATTTCTACCAAGGAATGGGTCCTGCTTACGGACAAGCCGGTTTTGTGGCTGGTCAGCCCGTAATGCCTACAGGCTTCCTCTTTGAGGGTGTCCGTTGGTTCGAGTCAACCAACCTTCCCGAAACCAATTACAACTTGGTTATTACTGATGAGAACTCATCTGCTGCTGACTATGCGGCATCGCAGTTGATCTTTTTCGGTCCTCAAGCCGTTGGCGTGGGTATCGGTGGTAATAACGCTCAGATTCTTCTGAACAACAATGATGATTTCTCACGATTCATCATTATGATCTGGAGTCTGTTCGCCGGTTTTGAAACCCTGAATAAGGATTTCATCACGGTTGGTTACTCTTTCGTATATTGATAGGAGTTAACTAATCATGACTGTAATTTTTCCAGGTAACTATGTAGCCCAACTGAACGCCTATCGCGATCAAGGTGTTGTGGCTATCCCCGGTGTTGAGTTTTATCGCGCTGTTGGCGCACTAGTGCTTAACCCAGACAACGACAGCATTACTGATGCCAGCGGAACGCTGACAGCAGGAAGCTACACGCCTCAGATCTTGTCACCTGACCTTCGTCAAGATGACAAGCCACGCAAGGATCGTCCTTTGACTATTCCTGCAAACGCTGTTGTTTATCGCACAGCAATTTCAGCACTTGGTGTAAAAGAAGCAACTGTTGCCGGTAGTGGCACAATTGTTCTTGGAACACTTGGCGCGAATGCACCAACTAGTGCAACGCTTACTGCTGGAGCTGATGGCTTCTTCCCAGAAGACGGTATTTCTTCTGCGCTTAATAGCATCATTGATGGCACTGCTATCAGTACCAGTGCTGCTACAGCTGTGACTGTAACCACCGATGTGAATTACATTCCAGAAATTAAGCCTTCTGCCGGTGCTGGCCGCAAGTCACCTTCTGCCATTTTGGTTGAAGTTTGCTACTACGTCCCAGCCCCTGCTCCTACCTACGACGACGTAAGTATTCCTTACGCTGTTGAGGCTGGTCAAGGCACTTGATTTATTAATCAATAATGATTGAGAGCGTCCTCCAAAAAGGCGCTCTTTTTTATGCCTATAATAAACAAGTGTAGTAATCATAGTAATGAGTAATTTATTTCAAGACCAGAAAACAGGAAAGCTTGTTGAATTTATCAATAAGCATGACAAACATTACGCAATGATCCGAGATGCGGGGGGCCAGATTACTTATGTCAGTATCGATCAGTTAGTTCCCTATGACCGGGAAAAAGGTCGACTGGCCAAAGTTGCGGCACCACAGATCGCACCTGAGCCTGAAGAAGAAATGCCCAAGTCGGTAGTTCCTCTAGAGGACCGTCGCTTAAATCTAAATGCAGCTCCAGCGGAACAGATTGCAAAACGTCTTCCTGGTGTTGGATATGCAACTGCTAAACGAATTGTAGAACTAAGGATGTCACTAAGCGGTGAGCGTTTTGCCAATCTTAAGCAGTTGGAAAATATTCCACGAGTTAATTGGGAACAACTTATTGAAGAAGACCTTATTTTCATTAGTTAAAATATAAGTAAATAGAATTTCCGATAATGGACCCACGTATTCAACAAGTACTCTTGGCCCAAGCAGCGCAAGAAGCTGAAGAGGGTCCACGCTTAAGCGATATGGTCGCTTTGGGTTCTGGAGGTGGGGCCGCATTAGGTGCACTAATGGGTGTGGTTCCTCATGCAGTAGGAAGAGGAGTAGGTCACATTCGTGGCAATAACCGAATGCTGAAACCAGGTGCCAGAATGGCGGGTGGAATTATTGGAGCACTTCTAGGTGGTGGCCTAGGTGCAGCTGCTCAACAGCAAGTGGCAAATGAAGCTGGTCCTGCTGGAGCATTACTAGCCAAGATTCAATCGCAAGGCGGATTGATGCCAGGTGACGAAGCAAGTCTGGAATCAGTTCTTCGTGACGCTTATTCACAACAGGGGTTGATCGGCTGATGGAATTAGATGATCTACTTAAATCAAAAGCGAGATTCCACCTAGGGATCAATGCAGGTGCCCAAATCCCAGCTGGAGACAGAGCACGTTTAGAAGAAGCGATGGCTCTCATTCCTGATGAGTACTGGTATAACCAGATCGTAAATCACATTAGAAGATGTGATACCGCATGGGACAACAGTGAATACTTCCCAGCTGACTCCAGTGGCTCACCTAATTACAGCCGTTTAGAACAAATTGCTGGTGATGTCCAACGGACTATTGCCACTTCAGACCCCCTTAAAGGTGATGAGTTTTTTAGAGAAATTTATCTACGTGAAGTCGATCGTTTAGCTGAAACATTATATGTTGCTAATTATCGTAGACCTGAAGTTAGGCGTTACTTATTTGATAGAGCCGGATCAGAATTCATCATGTCTATACCAGGGCCTGCTGATACCGCAGTTGGAACAAGAATTATGTTAAATCTTATTTGGCGTTAACTGTAGAATAAACATAGGAAACGATTAGACAATTATGGCAACTCAAAAAATTACAATGGGTAGGCATGGTGATACAGACTATGAAGCAAAGAAATCTGCTGCTTTATCACAAGCTGGTATGAGCAACCCCTTTGTTATGGGTGTTCAATCTGTCTATCAGAATGGTACTGGTCAAGCATCTAAAGCATCTCGTCATCCACAATATGCAAACGTAAACATCACAACAGGTGATGCACTAGATGGAGAATTTGGTAACTTTAAGCCGTTGACTGATAACGCTGGTAATCAAATTATGGAAGAGCCTCAAAACCTAACTGGCTATCTTGCTGGTGGCTATTCACAAACAATTCAACCTCAAGTTGATTCCGAGATGGCAGGGCAACAGGCTGCCCAACGTGTACAAATGATGGCACAAGGTCGTCAGTATATGGGCCTCAATGATCGTCAACAAATGTATCAGGTGTAATTATGGCTAATGAATTGAAGCGCAAGCGTCGTTTGGAAATGGGTGATGCAGACCCAAGCGGTGCACAGACAGTATCTAACGATCCAACAAGTGGTATTCCCGCTCAACCAATGCCTGGTATGCCTCAAGGTAAAGGCAACATGATGAACAACCCTCAGGTTGAATTGTCAATGGGTGGTGGTGCACATCAGCCTGGTGGACCTGGAATGTATCCCTATGGTGATGGTGGCATTGGATTCAACGATCCTCGTAATGGAAGCGTTGGTTTCGCACCACGAACCAAAATGCCTGAGAATCTTGTGCCTGGGACAAAACTAAATCAAGTGGCATACGGCAGCATGATTCAGCCGCAGGAAGGCATGAGTCAAGCGATGCTGTATCCAATGGCAATGGCCCAAGAAGCTGCCAATCGTGCTAGTCGTTTGTATGCAGCAAGTGGTGATCCAACACCTTCATATCAAGTTGGTCAAATGGGAATGATGGGAACACCTCTTGAAATTGCACTAAAAGGTAAAGTTAATCCTGGTCAGATGATGTCTGACATGAGTGGACAAACACCTGGAAGTTTGCCACTTCAAGGTAACACTACTCAGTCACTTCAATCTGGTAACCCAGGTATGAGCACTGGCCGTGGTGGCGGTCGCAATCAACTCGCATAAGGTAAATAACAATGGCTTCAACCTCAACTAACAAGCAACCACTTCTAGTAGATCGAGTACTACACGAAGTAATCGACCTTGCAGGCGCAACTGTCGCTGAGAATGCAGGCGTAGATATTGCTGGTACGAATAACGCTTCAATCATTGTTGATAGCACAACCCTAGATGGTTGCATTATCGAAGACATCTATGCAATCGCTCGTACGGTTTCTACAGGCTACAAAATCAATCTGTATCTAAGTTCTGCATCTGATTACTTGCGACAACAGCAAGCTATCTTTGTGGCTACATTAACAGCTGGAACAACAACAGGTGATAGAACTCATATCACTTTATTGCCGTATATTTTGGCTCCCGTACCACAAGGTGGGAACGTTGGAACTGAACTAGCTAACACACATTTTCAGTACCGCTACAGAGCACTGTATGTACCAAAAGGAAAAGCACTATGGGCTGCGGTAGAACAGCAATCGTCCGGTGACCAGGCTGCTGCTGCACCTCTACTAGGAGTTCAAGGCGGTTTCTATTAATGCCAAGAAAGCAAAACGGCTTTGGTAATGCAAAGTCGTTTGGATTAAAACCATTTAAATCAACCGAAAAAAGTTCTAGGTCTGGCAAAGGCGGAGGACCTGCTCCCTCAGATAGAAAATTTGGAAGTACCGTTCATAAATCTATTATTGACAAATATAATGTTAATTCTGATTGGGTGAAATGGCGAAAGGGATATGAGTATTACAATCAGATGGCGTGGTATGAGCTAGATACCTATGATCCTATTACAGAGAGTTATACGAGAACAGAATTGTTCTCAAAGCTGTACCAGGGTACCGACGATGAACTATCAGTAAAATTTGAAGGATATAAGTTTTCTACACAAAACTCAGATAGTAACAATCACTATGTAATAAAAAGAATCCCAATATCAAATACAGATATTGGCAGTATAACAACAGTAAGGAATAATCCATTTGTTGACTTAAACAATAAACTAAACAATGAAATCTGGTGCAACTTCAGCAACGGGCCAAACTATTTAATGTTACTGCAAATGCTGGGTGAAAGAATTGATGACGGAGAAACAGAAGCCACAATTTCTTATGTATTAAATTCTGACTCGTATCCAGCGATATATAATGGTAAGTCAGAAGAACTGAGCACAACTATTGAGGTCACAATAGACATATCTGATTTGGACTACGCTGCGGAAGTGGATCCAATTACAAATTACAATAGCTTGCTTAATCAGATAGTATTCGTACCTGGTTTTTTTATAAATAAAAACAAGACTGATCTAGACAATCTTCAGTTTAACGATGGAATCGAAAGTTTCACTGTTGATCTAACAGACAGTGCAACAGCGCAATCGATAAAAATCTTGAATAGAGATAATTTTGCACTGCCACCTTCACTGTTTGACATTAGTCAATTAAACAGTAGTGTAAGCACAACCAATGCTAGTTACAAAGTACAAGGTAATTTTAAATTTAATAAAAACAGCTATCAAAGATTTTTTGCTAAAAAATATCTTACAGCAGACTTAGTAGACAGTAATACTAATAAAGCAACATATGCCATTATGCCATTCAGTATTCTGGGAGTAGAAGTCAAGAACAACAAATTGATTCTGAAATCTGTTCCACAAAGGACGGTACTTAAACTTACATCAGATCCAGCAAATGGAACAATAATTTTTTCAGACAATAGTTTTACAAAAATATCGGTTGATTCATATAACGGTGAATATTATCATAATGATGAATTAAATGCTGAACAATGGAAGCTATTTGACACCGACATAGATCCATGGATGGACGAAGTCTTTACATCAGGAAATGCGTTAAAGCCATCAACACTCTTTTCATGTAGTTGCCCAAACTATTCGAAGTCGTCGCTAAGTGCACCGCAGTCAACTCAGAGTGCAAGTGAAAGGAAAGTGAACAGGCAACAAAGGTATCCATTGCCTAGTGCTATGAGCCCAACAGATTATGAAATGCAAGGTCGAAGCCAAGTGGCAGGCAAAGCTACCAGTTGGGAAAGGACTAAGGACAAATTCCGATTTAAGATGTGCAAGCACACAATAGCCGCAAGGTTTATTGAACATATTAAAACAAAAGAACCTAATGAATATCCTACTATTGAGGTTCGAGATAACTTTGATGAAAAGCTATCAAAAGAAATCAAGGAAGTCTCTGATCGCTTCGTGAGCTCATACAAAAGAGGTGACATAACTACTTTAGAGTTAATATTTTCATTGGGACAAGGACTAAACCTAGATGATGTTGAAATTGCTTATATATTATTTGGCACTAAGTTCTAATAGATATAAGATTCTAGTAAAATATAAAGATCAAGTCTGTAATCACGTGTTTAAAGAATCCGATTTCCAATTACCGCTAGAAAAAGAATTAAGACTAAAGGTAATTAAAACAGAAATAGAACAATGTAATGATACAGATGTTTTAAAAGAACAGCTTACGTCCTGTGCTGACTCATTGATGAGATATCAGCATTTATTAGGAAAAGCTGTTGAGGTAAATTTAATGGGATTCATTGATTCAATGGAGAATAAAAACACATAAAATCGAACGCAAGATAATTGCAAGTTAAACTATAAAGAGGGTTACTATTCCGGCATTGTTTTAATAAAATGGCAAAAATTCAATTAAAAAAATCTGCAATCTTAAATGGAACAGATGCGTTCGAACCAACCAGCAGTCAGATGTTGCTTGGCGAACTTGCTATTAACTACAACGCAAATGATCCCTGCATATTTTTCAAAGATAGTGATGAAAGTATCATTCGCATTGCAGGGAAAAATGCTATAGGAAACAGAGCAATTGATATTGAAGGTTATCCGATATTAACTGATGGACTGGGCGCTGTTCTGGATGATAGATATTTAAAACTTAATTCATCAGGAACACAGATAGTTGCGTCAACAGGTCTCACACAGTTCAGTGGTGGCATCGAAGTCACTGATAGTACAACACATTTAATCAAACTATCTAAAGATAGTAGCTCAAAGTTTGTTGTCACTAGTGATGGAAAGCTGGGTGTGGGGACAGACTCGCCTAACAATGCGCTACAAGTAGTAGGTACGATTGCGTCAACCACTGCCCAAATCTCTTCGACCCTTACAGCTGCTCAAGTTATTTTATCTGTAGCAGACGGCACTGCGCCGCTATCTGTCACAAGTACAACACTAGTAAATAATTTAAATGCGGATACTGTTGACGGACTACATGCAACAAGTTTTTTAAGATCAGATGCAGATTCTGTAGTAAGTAATAAAGTTACTTTTTCTGATGAAATAACAGCAAATAGCAATATCAAGCTGATAACAGATAGCAAACTTGTGTTTGGCTCTGATGATCTGGAGATGTATGACAGTAGTGATGGTAGCTTTTGTATTAATAATAAAACTGGCAATATTAAGATTCTCGAAGATGGCACCAATGTCATTATTATTGATACAGCTAATACGACCTTAAAACCAAATTCAAATAATAACGGAAGTATAGGTACTTCAGCTAGAAAATGGAACTCGGGATATTTTCAAAATTTAGATAGTTCAGGGACTATAACTGCTAATGTTATCAACGCTACAACACTTTCAGGAGTAATTAATGCTTCTAATTTGACAGGAACTATTGATACAGCTCGATTGCCTGCCACATACACTTTAGCTGAAGAGATCACTATTGAGGCGACAGGTTCCCTTGGATACTTAGTGTTAAATGCTGACAAAAATATTGGATTAACAACATCAGGATCAGACAGCTTTGTACGCTTTCGGGGCAACAATGGCCAAGAATCGTATCGTTTCACAAAAGCTGGCCAATCAACAATTGAAGGTTTTCTTGACTTTGAAAGTCTAACTAGTGATTGTACTTTCTCTTACCCTAATGTCTCTGGAACAATTGCACTGACAACTTCCACAGTTGCAAATGCAGACAATGCAGATAAAGTTGATAACTTGCATGCATCAAGTTTCCTAAGATCAGATGCTGACGCATCAAAAACAGGTAATTTAATACTAAATACAGCAAGCAATACCAAGCATCTTTATATTGGCAGAACAGGTAGCACTAGTAGTGAATACACTAAAATAGGTCGAAATGATTCCTCAACTGTTTTTTATACAAAGAACGACGAAAGTTGGTCAAGGGTTGAATTTCAATTTGAGAATACAGACACTGAAGGCGTTAACGTTGGAGCAAATGCTAGCAATAGAACCATTAAGTTAATCTCTAATCAAACTAATGCATCAATAACTGTAGAAGACAATTTAGTTTGGCATGAAGGGAATCATGGTGCCGGTAGTTCATTAGATGCAGACTTACTAGATGGTCAGCATGGTTCATACTACACAGGATATACAGATACAGCTATTGCCAATTTGATCGATAGTTCACCAGGTACTCTTGACACATTGAATGAATTAGCATCAGCATTGGGTGATGACGCTAACTTCTCAACAACGATCACAAATAGTCTTGCAACAAAACTGCCATTAGCTGGTGGCGCAATGACTGGCAATATCACATTTTCAGGAACACAAACTGTTGACGGTCGAGACCTTTCCGTTGATGGTTCCAAATTAGATGGTATTGAAACTAACGCAACTGCTGATCAAACTGCTGCAGAGATCCTTACTTTACTTAAAACAGTAGACACGAATAGTAGCGGACTTAATGCCGACAAACTTGATGGTCAACAAGGAAGTTACTATCAAGCAGCATCTACCGCTGTCAACACAAGTACTACCTTTGGAGGTGATGTTGTAGGTACTTACAATTCTCTTGCAGTCGTAAATGATTCGCATACGCATGACACTATGTATTACGACAAGTTTGCAGCGGACGTACGATTCCTTGGATATTCAGGTAAAGCTGCTGATTCACATAAACTGGATAACTTAAGCTCAGGATCATTCTTAAGGGCAGATGATGATGATACATACACAGGTACTATAACTGGCAATACATTATTGCTTGGCGGTAGTCAAATAATAAGCAGTTCAGCTAAGCTGCAAGTCAATGGGTTCATGAGAACCGGCAACATAAATATTCATGAAGGGGGCAATAACCCAAATTCAAACTCTAAAGTTTTACGGAATAACGGTGGAGTCTTAGAGTGGGATGGAGATACAGTATGGACTTCTTCTAATACTGGCGCAGGATCTTCATTGAATGCGGATAAAGTAGATGGATACGAAGGTGCAGATCTATTGAAGTCAAACGAGGATGATTCCTTCAGTGGTAATTTGACCGGAAGTGGGACTATATATACTACCGGTACTTATATGGGTATTAAGGGGGACGGTGGTGGAGTCTGCCTAACAACAAATGATGGTGCCGGGAATGCTAATCTTACTTTTAATCATAAGAGTGGTGTACCAGATACAACAGGTTCTGCAGGACGTATTGAATGCGCTGTAGATAGTAATACTGCAGTAATGTATTTTGGATTGAAAGATAGCGTAACTGCCGGTACTCTTGTCGGATTAACCAGTATATTGACATTAACAACGTCAGATATTAAGGCATTTGGCAATACAGTGTGGCATGCAGGTAATCATGGTGCTACTTCGAATTTGGACGCAGACAAACTAGATGGCCAGCATGGGTCGTATTACACAGGCTACACAGACACAGCTATTGCAAATCTGATTGCTTCTTCACCGTCGTCCCTCAACACACTCAATGAGTTAGCAGCAGCATTGGGAGATGATGCAAACTTTTCAACAACAATTACGGACAGTATTGGTTTAAAACTACCCAAAACTGGCGGTACAATGAGTGGCAATATTGTATTTACAGGGAGCCAAACCGTAGATGGCAGAGACTTATCTGTTGATGGTGCAAAATTAGATGGAATTGAAGCCGGTGCAACTGGAGATCAAACTGCAACTGAAATTCTTAATTTACTTAAAACAGTAGACACGAATAGCAGCGGACTTAATGCGGCCACAGTTGATGGGTATAACGCATCTAGTTTCTTAAAGTCTAATGCTAACGATACCGCATCAGGAAATATTACCTTTAGCGGAGTAATCACAATTGAAGATAACTTGTTGAAAATTGGAGATACCTCCAATAATAACTATTCTTCATTCCAGCATGCAACATCCGATGGATATGGTTTTGATTGGGAATACAATCAAGCGAGCGTAATCATAAATGAACAAGGTACAACCCAGGAAGCACTTGTATTAGGAGATGTCAGTGCTACAAGTGGGAAATCAGGGTTATTTGGTATTTCACACACAACAAACTCTGGCAGTACATGGACTAAAAAATTAGATTTGCAAGGAGATGGTGAACTTTTTATTGGATCTACAGGTACTAGAAGGGTCTGGCACGAAGGCAACCATGGTGCTGGATCAACCCTCGATGCTGATAAGCTTGATGGTCAGCATGGTTCGTACTATCAAAATGCAACGAACCTAACATCTGGAACAATTCCTTATGCCCGGATTACTGACATTGGTGACTCTCAAGCAAGAATTATTACTTTAGATAATCTAGAAAAAAGTAATCTAACTGCAGACGGACAGTTAAGTTTTGATAGTTCTCAAGGACTACTTGTGTATCGCGTACAACAGGGAACCAGCGGTGCAGCCACAACTGTTCTAGATGGATGGAATGTTGCCGCAGGTACTGGCATATCAATTACCAACCTTGGAGCCGGAGGTACAACTACTGAGAAATTTACATTCTCACTTGCAAATCATAGTGCAGCATTATTGACAAGCGGAACAATTCCTGACGCACGAATTCCAGACATAATCACACCAACAACTCGTGTTCAAACAGAAGAAATACGAGGCAATGGTACTCAACTGGTGTTAAACGCTGGTGAAGCAGCCGGTAAATTTGCAAGTCAAACTTCAGAAAAGATCTACCTTAATGCTGAAAGTGGAGTTAGAGTCTCAACCCCATCTGGAGGTAATAATTTCGAATCAGGTTACGCGACTAACTTCACAGAGATAACCGGTAGAGGTATTTACTTTAGGTTTGGTACAACCCGTATTGGAGAGATTACATGCACTGACACAACGTTTCTAAGGATCAATCAAGAGACTAACAAGAGCATCTACACACCACGATATATGCGGGCAGATGGTGGTTTTTTTGTGGACGGAACAGCCAAAGGTATTAATGGCTCTGGTAACTTCATCGGAGGAACAATTGCAGGTGCTTCAGATTATGGGACACTACTTAGATCGAATGCTGATGATGAATACAATAATGGCATGCTAACTATCAGATCAAATAGCACAGCCGGACATTACTGGGGAGCGGGGATAGAATATCAGAACGGGTGGAAACATACTAACGCAGATAGTTGGGGCTTTGTCTTTAGGAATAGTGGAGGCAACCTTGCTATTTACTCTGCTTCAGAAGCCGGTACTAACGGCGGTGCAGCTACTTACAAAGCTTTCACAATCGGTGGATTAAACTCGCTGTTAAACTACGACGGCAATGATGTCTGGCACGAAGGAAACATGGGTTCAGGTTCAGGGCTAGACGCTGACAACCTTGATGGTTACACATGGGCATCAGAAGGAAAACAGGTTCGTGCTTCTGACTTTTATGCAGATAACTGGTTCCGTAATTACAACGCTGGTGAAGGACTTTACAATCAAGCAACTGGTTGTATTTTTGCATCTGACGGTAGTGACCAATGGACAATAAAAGATGGTGGCGACTCTATAAGAATTGAGTTTAAAACAAATGGATCAACACGAAGAGCTTCTCTTTATGCAGACAGTTCTAATTCAATCGGTTTCCTGAATAATGCTAATCAGTGGGGATTAAGGTATTTATCTAGTGATGGTCTATCTCCAAACCTATACTTCCGTGAAGAAGGGAATGAAACCTGGTCAGGAAATCCAGGATCTAATGTTGGTAAAATTGAATATCACTCCAATCGTTTTTATATTGTTTCAGGTTCCAACTCAACTAACATTTGTACGTTTAGAAGAGATGGATCTGATGTTGCAAGAGTTGAAAATGACGGGAAGATTTATGCTCAGGGAAATAATATTGTCTACCACGCAGGAAACCTGGATACATCTACTTTCTTAAAGTCTAACGCTGCCGATACATTTTCTGGAGATTTAACTTCGTCTGGGAGCGCAAGAATCATTCTTAAAAAGACAGACAATAATGTTTCTGATCATATTCAGTTCTATAATGGAACCACCCGGATGGGTGAGATTGGATGCGAAGATACTAATTGGTTAAGAATCAATCAGGAAACCGCAAAGAACATCTACACACGACGATATATCCGTGCTGATGCTGGATTCTTTGTTGACGGTACTACCAAAGGTATTAATGGAAGCGGTAACTTTATCGGAGGAACAATCTCAGGTGCTTCTGACTACGGAACTCTCTTAAGATCTAACGCTAATGATACGGCAACAGGGGACATTACTTTTAATGGTCGAGTCAGTATCAGAGGGCATCTAGACTTGTCCGATGGTGAAAATCTAGACTTTGGAAGCAGTGATGACGTAAGAATTAGCTACAATTCAAACAACTGGTTATATACTAACTTTAGATCTGGTCATGGTATTATCTTCCAGGACAATGGTAGTGACAAAATTATACTAGAAGACTCTGGAATCTTTAGACCATCTGCCACTAATACTGGTACTCTAGGAACAAGTAGTCGTAAATGGAATCATGTTTATGCTACTACATTTACTGGTTCTCTTAGTGGTAATGCTAGTACCGCTACTAATGCCACTAACGCTGATAATGTATCGATATCTTTGAGTGATGGAGTTAACAATACTAACGCCAGAATCTGCATGGTTAGTTCTAACTCTCCAAATTCCAACAGAGATGGCCCTATATTAATTAATAGTAGCCTTACCTATCAAAGAAACTCAGGCACCTTAGGTACTACTAACTTAGTTGCTACTGGATCAGTTTCTAAAGGATCAGGTTCATTTAAAATCGATCATCCTTTACCTTCTAAAACTGAAACACATCATCTTGTTCATTCCTTTATTGAAGGTCCACAAGCTGATTTAATATATCGTGGTCAAGTCAACCTAGTTGATGGACAAGCAACGATTAACATTGATAATGCAGCGCGGATGACAGAAGGTACATTTGAAGTACTTTGTACAAATGTTAGTTGTTTTACAAGTAATGAATCAGACTGGATTGCAGTTAGAGGCTTTGTGAACGGTAATCTTCTGACGATTACAGCACAAGATGAAACATCAACAAGTAGAATTTCTTGGATGGTTGTTGGTGAACGTAAAGATCAGCACATGCTGGATACAGATTGGACTGATGAAGCTGGTCGTGTCATTACAGAACCTGAGAAAGCCCAAGAGGAAGAGTAGATGATGAATGATACGATAAATGAGAATACAGATATCCCTAATGAATAAATTCCTCCATAATTGTAAAAAGTGATTATACTAATGAAGAGTTAATTTACAATCATGGCTTGCAAAAAATCTGAACTAATTACAGCTGTCAATAGTTATGCCGCTGCTCGTACGACAGGTGATGCTAATCTCCAACGTCTCTCTTCTTCATTACTTGAGCAACTAATCAATTCTCTTGAATTTGGAGCAGAAGAAGAAGTACCTGATGTTAGTACAGGAGTTAGTGAAGCTGAAGTAGTTGCTGACTAGTCAACTCATTGCTAACGCAGTTTCAGCCTCTCTTCTCCTGCTCAGACCCAACAACGGGCCTCCGCTTCCATTAATCCATTTGGGGAATTCTTCCTGAAAACATAGTGCTTTATTCTCGCCGTTATTAATACGATGAGTGAAAGTACTATTTTCTAATGCATTACTGCCCACATTAAATGTAAAACTTACAATTGCATCAAATTCATGTTGAGTTAGAACAGGTAAAATGATTTTGACGACCTGCTCTTCAAACCACA